TCATTCCCGTTCCTCCATCCGGCGGGCGGCCTGCGCGACGGCGATGCCGGCCCGCGAGACCTCCTCCAATTTCTCTTCGATACGAATCAGGTGGTCGGAAATCCGCCGGTCGAGATCGCGGATCAGCGACAGCGGCACATAGGTCCGCGCCACCTCGATCTTGAACTGCGCCAGCTCATCCCGCGTGCGCGTCAAGGCATCGGAATCACGCTGGTCGCCACGCTCGATGCGCTCCTGCATGTCGCGCCGCAGGCCGTGGATCATCCAGAACAGCGCCGTGACGACTGGCGCCTCCACGGCCGTAATCCACCATAGGGGTTCGATCTGGATCGGCATTCTCTCGCCTGCCTTCTGCTGAAACCTTGAATGGGAAGCAGCGCCGGGCCACCCTTGGGGGAGCACCCGCAAGGAAGATCCAGCGCCGCGATGTGGAACGAGCCCTATCTCGAGACCTGCTGCCGCTCGGCACTCCACCGGCTGACACTGGTGGGGCCACACGGCCGACCGCCCGGTCTCAAGGACGGGCCCTGCCTCAACCGGCTGACCGGCATGGGGTTTGCCCAACCGCGTGCGGATGGGCGGTTTGAGATCACCGATGCCGGGCGGGCTCGGCATGGACTTGAAATCCTGAAGCGGCGCGCAGCGTAGGAAGGCCGGGCGAGCGAACTCCCCCGGCCCCCCTCCTTCTTTTGTCTGTCACCAGGTCGTGCTGACGCCGCTGTTGCGACCCAGCGGTGAAGGATCAGCCGCGCCAGTTTGGGCGGGGTCGAGGGCGCGCGCCGTGGACCAGGCGCACGGGTTCCGACAACAGGCAGCCAGACACCGCGTCCAATGCGTCGTCGCGCGCCCCAGCGGCGCCGGGGCGCCATTCCGACATCTCGCCGGGAAATGACGTGCGGAACACGCTTTCATGCGCATGCAGGCGGCGCGCAGCCAGTGCCGGTTCCAGCGCACCGAGAATGCGGTCCGCCTTCGCCCGCGTGCTGGCATGTTCGACCACCGCGCAGGCCACCCCGGCCCGCGCCAGTTCCCGCCGCAGCAATGCCGGCAGGAAGCGACCCAGGCCATTCGTCTCCACCCGCACCGAGGGCAGCAGCAACTCACCGGCGATCGCCGCGACGACACGGCACTGCTGCGTCGCCGGATCATCCGCCGCATCCGGGTCATGCGTCAGATAGGCGAGGCGATGCAGGAAGTGATGCCCTTCGGCATCGCCATAGGTGCAGGCCAGCACCGACGCATCGCCCGCCCCCGGCCGCCCATAGGCCGGGTCCCAGAAGGCCCCGCCTGACACCAGCCGGCGCCCCAGCAGCGTCAACACGCCCCTGCCCTGCGCCTCCCGATAGTCCGGCTCCTCGGCGTATCGCACCATCGCCGCGGGATCGAGCCGCACCGCACTCGACGCCACCGGCTGCAGCATCATCTGCCGCTGGAACTGCAACGGCCCGACGCGCTCGCGCAACGCCGCCACGGCCTCGCGCGAGAAGCGTTCGGGCCAGGCCGAGGCACCGGCCGCATTCATCACCGGCACGACGAGCCGCCGATAGCCGCGCAGAAAGGCGCCTTCCTCCATCGGCGAACGATAGAGGCTGTCCTCGCAATGCGGCGTGCCGACGAACAGGATCGTGCCATCCGGCACCAGGATGAATTCCGCCTCCGCCAGGCGTTCACGCAGTTCCGCGCGCTTGCCCGGCGTGTCGCAATTGCCGGCGACCTCGACGTCATCGCAGATGATCACCTCGGCACGGCTGCCGGTGACATTGCCGCCAATGCCCTGCGCCATCATCGACGGGTCGCGCAGCGCGCCGTCACGCGCCACGGTGAAGCGATCCGACGCCCAGACATCCGCTGAATCGGGCAACAGGTGCCGGCACAACGGATGCCGCTCGATGATCCGCCGCACGCTGGCGACCATCTTCACCGCCAGTGACGCATCGGCCGCGAGCACCAGGATACGCGTCTGCGGCCTGCGCGCGAGCAACCAGGCGCACCACAGCCCGACCAGCGTGGACTTCCCGCAGCCGCGAAACGCCATCAGCAACAGGCGACGTTCCTCCGCGGCCTCGCGCGCCTCAAGCCAGCGCGCGATGCGGCGATGCACCGAGGGCGTGTCGTTGTGCAGCCGTCGGTTCCACACCCAGGTGAATTCGAGGAAGCCTGCGTCAGCAATGCTCCTCTTCGCCATGCAGATCCTCCTCCTCGAATGCCGAAAGCGCCTGGCGGGCCTCGATGAGGAAGGTCGTCACCTCCTCGATGCCGCTATCGGGCTCGCCCATGCTGCGCGCGAGCTTCGCCAGATGTTCGAGATGCGCGAGCGCGGCACGGCATGCCGCGTGATGCGCGGTGAAGGCCTTGGTGTCGTCGCCCGTGCCGGGTTCCGGCCCGTCATGCAGGAAGCGGAGATATTCCTCCGTCACGACGACCATGGCCGCGCGCAGATCCGGCCCGCGCGGCACGGCCTCCCGAGGGCCGCTCACGCCTTCACCACCCGTGCCCGCACGGTGCCGGGGCTGAGGTCGATCGCGGCGCCGCTGCGGTTCCAGGCGGTGACACTGACCACATCCGTCGCACCCACCTGGGCCATGAAGACGACGCCCGATGTCGCCAGCGAGAAGGCAGCCGAGGCAAAATCCCCCGGCCGCGCGCCCACCAGCGGCACGTTGACCTGCGCCGAGCCGCCGGCGGCGATCGAGGCCGGGTCCCAGCTCGCTTCCGCCACCAGCTCCCGCCCGCCATGCGGCAGGCCGGGCTGGCCGAACAGCAATGGCGGGCTGAACAGCGGATCACAGGCGAGGCGCATCGCGCGCACTTCGTAATCCACGCCGATGCGCACCAGGCCGATGATCGCGTAGGCCACCTGCGGTTCGAGATGCACGACCTGCGGGCGCGTCAGTGTCGCATCCGCCATATCGGCCGAGCCTTGCCACCAGCGCGCCGACGCATTCCACACCAGCGACTGCCCGGAGGCGCGGGCCAATGCCATGCCCGTGTCGGAGAGCAGGTTCCGGTTGGCGTCGAAGCACATCACCGCAAGCCGCGGCGCATCCGCGTCGACGGCCAGCGCGAAGTCCCGGCAGGTTCGTGCATCGACCACGAAGCCGAGCCCACGCCCGCCGGTGAGAACCACGCCATTGTCACTGAAGCCGTAGGAATCGAGTGCCGGGAAGGCGAAGTCCGCCAGCGTCGATGGCGAGCCGCCGACATTGGAGGACAGGCAGGCGAGTTTCTCGAAGCCCCACTCGCTGTTCGACCAGCGGATGCGCGCGGCGCGCAGATTGCCGACGCCGCCGACCTCACGCGTCGCCTCGCGAAACGCTGCCGCCTGGTGGTAGGCACGCACCACCGCCCCGCTGCGCGTCGCTGTCGCCGCGTAATCCACGCCGACAAGATAGGCCTGGCTCGCCCAGGCCACCTCATAGACGTGGTCCTGCGCGCCGCCGGCATGGCGCGCGACGAAGGGGCTGCACCCTTCCATGCGCAGGCCACGCGCCCAGACCGACCGGCTGTTCACCTCGACGAGGAACGGTATGCCGCTGATCGCCGGCCGGCTTGCCGCCTGCAGCTCAAAGCCCGGCCCGTCGAACAGATGCCGGTTGTGCGCGACATAAGCCCCGGGGGCTGCCGAAAGCCGCACGCCGTAGCGGTCCTTGTCCGGATAGACGCTGCTGCCGATGGCGAAGTGGCCGCCGTAGTAGCGCACCGAGGTGTTCCACGCCCCCGCCGTCTCGGTCCGCACATCGAGACCGATATGGTTGTTCACGATGCGCCCGAGGATCAGCGTCGTATCCTCGAAGCCGCGTTCGACGCCCTGGGTGCGGATGCCGATGGTGAAGCCCTCGACCTGGCGGATCTCGACCAGCGAGGCATCGAGGTTGCGCATGACGATGCCGATGTCGGCCTCGTTCTCCCAATCCGACAGCGTGGCGCGCACGACGCGCAGCCCTTCGTAGTGCTTGGCCGCATTGCGCACCGCGGCACCATCGCCAAGCGTCAGCGCCGCCTGACCGTCCGGCCCGGCATAGAGGATCGAACCCCGCATGCTCAGCCCCGCCGCGCCGCCGCCGAGCAGCAGCGGCTGGGTGGTGCGGAATGTGCCCTCGCCGATCTCGAGCACATGGCCCGAAGCGGCGGCGGCGGCCATGGCGGCGGCGAGCGCCGGCCCGTCATCGGTCACGCCGTCGCCGGTCGCGCCGAAGTCGCGGGCCGTCAGCCGCTCGGCGAGCTTGTCCTCGACGCTGCGCGGCACGCTGCCGACATAGGGCACGCCGAGCAGGCCGGTGTCGCGGTCGAACAGCGCAAGGTCGCCCGACCCGTCGAAGCCCAGCACGCGGTTGGCCCGCGCGCCGCGCAGCGGCAGGACGACATTGCCGGCGTCGGCGGGGTCGAGCCGCAGGCTGCCGGCGACATCGTCCGCCACCTGCTGGATGGCCGCGACCTGGTAGTCGAGCTCATCATTGAGACTGCGCGCGCGCAGGATTCCGTTGTCCTGGAAATCCGTCGCGCGGGCGATCTTCAGTCGGCGACGCAGCGTGATGCGCGTGCCATTCGCCGGCGGCTCGGTAAAGCTCACCGTGCCGCCATCGGAGTTGCCGGCGCCGGTGATGGTCACGCCACCCGTCAGCACCGCACCATCGAGACGGATGTCGAGATCCGCTTCCTCGAAGATCGGGAATGGGTAGGTGAAGTCGGCCAGCACGCCGTCCGCGACATACTGCACGCGCGGCGCGACATCGCCGATCGTGATGTGTTCGGCCATGGGTGGTCCTCGGTGTCCTGGGGTTGGGCGGTGGTCGGCAGCTCAGTCCAACAGGCTGCGCACGGCACCGCCGAGGGTCTGGCCGGCGCGCAGGTAGCTGTTCAGGCTGCCATCGGCGGCAAGCAACGAACGCCGGCCGGCAGACAGCCGTGCCGACATCACCGACGCATCCGATGCGCTGTCCTTCGCCGCATCGCTGCGCAGGCCGGTCGTCAATGCGGCGGCCGAACCCTCATCGGGTGCGATGCCGCTGGCCGCCGCGCGTGCCCTTGCTGAGGCAACGGTGCGCGCCAACTTGTCCTGCCGGTCGGCTTCGTTCACCACGGATTGCACCGCGGCCTGTTCCTGCTGGGCGGCCTGCTGCTGGCGCAGATTTTCCTCCTGCGCCTTGTTGGTCGCCTTCTGCTGCTGGCCCTGGCGGACCTGGCCATAGACGGCGAGCCCAGTGCCGGCGAGCGAGGCAATGGTAGCGAGCTGAGCCATCAGTCGGTCATCCTGATCTCGGTGGTGACGGAAAGCAGCGTCATCGGCAGCGGTGCGTCGCCTTCGATGCGCCAGATCGGACGCAGCCGGTCGCGCCGCCAGCCAAGGCCGCGCAGCGTGACGTCGCCGGTGAAGGGTGCCGGCGCGGCATCCAGCAGCACGGTATCGAGCCGGCGGAACGGCACCGGCTCGACGCCGCGGCCGAGATCGACCGACAGCGCGGCGGTCTCCAGCAGCCTGAAGGTGACGGCCACGAGCCGCAGCGGCCCGGTCGCCGCGCCACTGGCCGCGATCAGGTCGGCCGGCAGGGGTTCAACCTCATGGCGGAACGCGAGGCCGACCTGCACCGTCTCGGCCGGCGGGTCGAGCACCACCTTGCCGCCGGTGACCGTCATCGCCGCGCGCGGCGCGCCGTCGGCCAGCACGCCGACCTCGCGGCCTTCGAGATGGCCGAGCCCGCTCCATTCATCCTGCGCCGCGGCGGCTTCCCCGGTCAGCGCGGCATCGAGTGCGAGACCGGGTTCGAAGCGTTCCAGGGCGAAGCCGCCGTTGCGTTCGACGACGGCCCAGATGGTGCCTTCGGCTTCCGCCACGGTGCGGAAGGCGCCGGCCGTTTCCTGGCGTGTCCAGGCGGTCACCTGCTCGGCACGATAGATCGTCAGCGTGCCGAGCGAACCATCGGCCATCGCCATGTGCAGCAGCCGCCCATCCTGGTCATAGGCCATGGATACCGGCGTCTCCACGAGGTGCCGCGCGACGATGGCAAGGTCATTCGCCTGGTAGATCTGACCGACATCGGTGTAGGTGAACTCATACACGCCCTGCCCGCTGCGCGAGACGAAGACGGTCGATCCATCCACATCCACCGGCGGCACCATCCGATCCACCGGCGAGCCCACGCGGGTCTGCCGATTGAGCTGGATATTCGCCGGCGTCAGCGGATCGCCGGTCACCATCCATTCGGCGCCGGAGGTGAAGACCTGCAGATGCCGGCCGGAGAACAGCCCGCGGATTGCATTCACCTGGTCCGACACCAGGCCGAATTCGATCGCCTGGTCATCGAGCCCTGTGCCGGCATCGAAGTTGAACAGGTCCCCGGTGCGCGACAGCCACAGCCGGTTCGGCGCATCGCGTGACCCGCCGATCACCAGGCGGTCCTGGTGGAAGCAACAGGTCACCGGCCAGCCGCGCCCACCGCTGAAGGCGTGTTCGTCCCAGTCGGTGGTGGCATCGGTGGAGGAAAGCTCATCGAGCACATCGGCAATCACCCGCGTGGCGGTATGCACGGCGGTGATCATCAGCCGCTTGCCGCCGATGCGCAGGAAGGCCCCGCCATGCCCGCTGTTGAAGAGACCCGCGCTCGCATCCACGACGACGCTGCCCGTCGTGGCATTCGTCATCAGCGTCACATCGGCGGCGACGAAGCGCAGGAAGGGCGCGGCGCTGAAGCGCCACCCGGCGATGGTCCAGCCCGACGCGGTGCGCGTCACACGTTGCGGGACCATGTCGGGATGCGTCAGCAGCAGCGTGTCGGCATTCTGGGTGAAGCCGATCTGCGGCAACATCGCGTCATTCCACGGCCCGCCGAGCGCCGCCACCTCGGCATCGCCCTGATAGACACGCAGCAGTCCGGCCGTCAGCACGACGAGGTAGGTCTGCTCGGTATTGAACTCGAACGGGATCAGCCGCGCCGGTCCCGGCAACGGCGTCACATGGCGCAGCCCGGGCCGGCGCGTCACGCCGCCGGTCGGCTGGATGAACACGTTGCGCAGGCGCCGCGCCCCATTCTCGAAGGCGCGCAGGTCGCCGCGCCCGAGCAGCTCGGGCGCGAGCTCCCCCGCGGCGAAACTCGTCTTGGCACGCTTGACGGCCGGCATGGCTCAGCCCCGCACACTGATCAGGGGAAAGTTCTCGAGCACCCGCGCGCTCGCCTGCTGGCTGTCGGCCTGGCGCGCGACGCGCAGCTCGGCCTCGGCCAGGCGATACAGCATCTCCGCCCGGCTGCTGTTCTCCGTCAGCGGAATGCAGAACTCCGCCGCCAGGCGCGCGACCAGCGCCGAGGCGAAGAAGGGCGGAAACGCGCTCTCATCCGGGCGGAACACGTAGGTCAGCGCGACCTGCTCCGCATCGGTGAACAGCCGCTCCTCCTGCAGCCGATAGACGATCCCGCGCGCCCGCCCGGCCGTCCCGGCCGACAGCGCGCGCAGGAAGCCGGCGGGCAGCTGGAACGCATTGGCGAAGTCGGCACGCGGCGTCGCGGCCAGGCGCGCCAGCGCGGCCTGCGCCGTCGCGAAGGACCATGGATGCGAGGACAGCAACGCATCGCGAATGCCAGGATAGAGATTGGCCGCGACCTCGGCCTCGGCCGTGCCTTCGTCCAGCGAGGCAACCGGCTGCGCACCAATCTTCAGCAGCGCGCGCGAGCAGAGCGCGAGGGCGGAGAGCGCCATCGGGGATTCTCCTTGATATGTCGGGACGAAAGAAAGGTCGGGGGAGAGAACTCCCCCGATCCCCCTCCTTTTTCTATCAATGGGAACTGACCTCGAATGTCAGTCTCCAACAGACAGAAAAAGGGTGGGGGTTTGGGGGAGGTTCTCCTCCCCCAACCTTCACTCCTTCGCGCGCATCCGCACGACGCCGGTCGGGTCGATCATCACCGCGCCCTGCGACATCATGTTGTTCACGAAATGCGCGGCGCGATCACCGTGCCAGGTGATGTCCGTCACCACCTCGGACGCCACGGCATGGCCCAGCGCGGTCTTGTGGTAGAAGTAGCAGTAGCGCAGCACGCCCGCCTTGGTCAGGCCGGAATGCGGCATCCACAGCGCGCCGAGCCAGCGCTTCGCCTGCGTGCCCTTCCACGGCAGTTCGGCATCGCCCACATAGTCGGAGCGGGCAAACTCGTCGATCTGCAGCAGCTCCGACCACTGCTTCCAGCCGACCACCGCGAAGCGGTTGCCGTCATCGGGAACGTCGGCGGCGCCGAGCATCTCGAAGGCCATCAGCACCTTCTGCTTGGTCAGCCCGTCGGTGTCGGTCAGGCCGGTGCCGACGCCGACCGCTTCGGAGGTCGTGGTGTCCAGCGCATCGATGATCAGCTCATCGGTCTTGCGCCCCAGGGCGAAGGCGCCGGCATTGGCGATGACGGTGCGTTCGTCGATGTTGGTCTTGATCTCGTCGAGACGGTCGATCCACTCGCCGGCGTAGTAGTCCTGCAGGAAGCACTCGGCATTCGAGTATTCCAGGTTCATCACCGGCACGACGCCGTTGCGCGCCTTGGCCGCGGCGGTGCCCTTGCCGACGCGTGGGAAGATGGTGCTCGCCCCCTTCACACCCGTCTTGGAACGGATGGTGGGGCGCAGCTTGCTGCCCTGGCGCTGATAGGCCTCGGCGACCTCGGCTTCGAACTGCTTGACGAAGGCCTGTTCGATGGTGCCCGACATGCGGGGGACCCTTTCAATCATGATGTTGACGGGATGCACCGGAACACCCGGTTGCCCACGCGGGGCCGGATGCCGGCGCGGCCCACGCGCCCGAGGCGGGTTGTGCGCAGGCGAATACGAAAGGGCGGGCGGCGCTGCCGCTATGCGGCGCACCACCCGCCCCCGGGCCGCCGCGCGATGGACGCGCGGGGCCTGCGGCGCGGCGAGCGGAGGAGGGCCGCTCAAGCCGCGCCGGAAAGGCTGGGTGTGTCGATGTTAGGCTTGGCTCACCGGCACGCCATTGCGGCGCCGGCGGCGGTCAGGACGTCGCCTGACTGTCAGGTGAACATGAAAGGCCGGTACCCGTCGAGAATATGGCGGTAGTCATCCTCAGTGAGATCTGGATTCATGTACGCAATGGCCGCCGCCGTGGCATGCGGCCCGATGGCTTCCGGCGGCAGGACTTCGCGCACGAACGCCTCCGGCCCGGCATAGGCAGCCAATTCCCCGATAACGCAGTGGATCGCGAAGCTCCGATCCGCTGGAAAGAGCAGACTGCACATTGGGTAGTGAGCCTCAAAAAAGCGGCTTACATCATCGGCATTGGTCGGGATGCGCCAGACGGCACGGTCCCGGAATTCCCCGATCCCAACTGACGTACCGAAAAGATGCTGATGACCGCTCCGTGCCGCCGCCTCGGCGAGCGGCGCCACCCATTCAGGCTTCCACATTTCGCGGTGCGGCGCGATCTGCACCCGCCAGCGATGCTCGCCGAGCCATGCATTGGCAAGGCGGCTGCCCGACGCTCCGTCGGGCAGTTGCCAGGTCTCAAGCATCGTCCACCCAAGGTCACGCAGGACGCCCTGCTCGGTGCGGCTTCCTGCCTGCGCCAGATGGTCAATGGCGTGCCCAAACGTGCTGGCATAGGTGGCTTCGGGGATCGATTCCTCGGACATCCGACACATCCCATCACGACAGCCGTCAATCGAGCATGAAGGGCTGATAGGGTTCCAGATCACCGGCGAAATCCTCGACGGTCAGGCTCGGGTTCATATAGGCGATCGCCGCCGCAGTCGCGTCGGGGCCGATATCCTCAGGAGCGAGAACGTCCCGCAAGAACGTCTCTGGCCCGGTGAAGGTGGCAAGGTCGCCGTCCCAGCCATGGACGGCGAAACTCAGATCCTTCGGAAACAGGAGATGAAAGACCGCATAGTGGGATTCAAAGAAGCGGCTGATGTCCTCGGCATCGCTCGGCACGCGCCAGACAGCCGAACGATACCCTTCGCCGGCAGGAAGACCGGCCCCGTACAGAACCTCATGCCCCCGCTGCCTTGCAGCCTTCGCCAGAGCGGCGACCTGCTCTGGCTTCCACAGTTCCCGCTGCGGGGCGATCTGCACGCGCCAATTGCGCTCGCCAAGCCACGCATTGGCGAAGCGACTCCCCCGGTATCCATCCGGCAAGCTGTAGGCCTCCAGCATGCACCAAGCCGTGTCGTACAGCGTGATCTGCTCCTTGGCGGAGCCCGCGCGCGACAGATGCTCGATGGCACTCGGGAAGGCAGCGAGATTCCGCAGGTCGATATCGTTTCCGTTGCTCATGGCTCACCCCTTTCCTATCGCGCGGACGGATACCGGAATTGATCAACCGATATCCACCGACCTGCTTTCTCCGCCGGCTCGAAAACTTCCAAAGCATGCGGGTGTGGAGACAGCGAAAGCACTGCCGCGCGGGGCTGAGGGCGGCGTGCTCGAGGCGGTTGCGTCAGCCCTCAATCATGAACGGGCGGTAGTGCGCCAGTACACCGCTCATGCAGCCCTTGCCGTGTTCGCGCTCGACCTCGGCAACGACTTCGGCTGTCGTCGCCACGCCGATGGCGCCGTCCGGCACCGCTTCGCGAACGAAGGCCTCCGGCCCGGCAAAGACGGCGAAGTCGCCATCATTGCCGTTTACGGCGAAGGTGCGCTCGGCGGGGAACAGCAAGTTGAAAATCAGGTAGTAGGCTTCGAAGAAGCGCTCGATCGCGTCCTCCTCCATCGGCATGCGCCATACCGCGCCAGGACGCAAAAGCGGTGCCGTCGCAGTGCCGAGGAGGCTTGTATGACTGCGGCGCCGGGCCGCGGCGATCAGATTACGTACAGTGCCCGGAGTCCACGCAAGATCTCTATAGAAAAATAATTGAACTCTCCAATCTCTTTCACCAAGCCAGGCATTCGACAACCGCATCCCCAAATATCCGCTGGGCGCCCGGTAAGGCTCGACCATCTCGACGGCACCCATCTGTAGCGCAATTTGCTCCCCCGTCGTGCCGGCTCGCGGCATATCGTCGAGAGCGGGATGATTCGTGGCGGCAGGTAGTTCCGGAAGGGGATTTTCATTCATTTCTGCGCTCCTATTGTCCCAGGGGATAGCGGAACTTGTCCGTCTGCAGGAAGCGGCCTGCGCGCGCTGTCGGTTCACCAATTTCAAGCGTGGGCACTCCGTCACTGCCCGGGCTGGTGCTGGGCCGAACCGTCGCGATCCTGCCGTCTTGCAGGCGGTATATCTGGGTGCCGTTGTGTTCCGTCGTGGGTGGTCCGTCTGGTCGAAGGCGCTCCAGATCCCGTGCCCGCCCTGCCTCACCGCCAGGACGGCTCCATTGATCGACACGATCGCGTAGGTTGTCCATGCGTCGCGTGTCGGGCTGGCTGCGAAGGTCGTCCACAGAATCACGACCGTCACTGTCGAGCCGACGCGGGTGTCGGCCCCGACCCGGCGACCCGGCAGTACCGCCACCAGATCCGCGGTCGGGAGGTGCACGCACAGGACCCCGACGAAACAGCAAGCGCCAGTTCGCCGGAACAGCCTGCATCTCGCTCCCGGCGCTACCTTCGCGACCAGGTTGCGATTCGTTCCTGCTGTCAGCCATTGTACCGCGCACCTGCGGCGCACCGCGCCAATGCGCCGCCACGGCATGACCGTTGCGGGTGTACGCCCGGACCCAGACCGCTGACCGCGGCCCGGCATCCAGCGGGTACAGCGCGCGAAAGCCATCCGTGACCCAGGCGGAAAATGCGGCGCGCTCCGGATGCCCGGCCTGCCAGTACCGTGCATCGCGCATGGCCTGCCGAAGATCGGCCTCAGTGATCATGACGGGCATGAAGACGATCCCTGTTGGAAGCGCGCCGCACGGCGCTGTTGCGTCGCGATGCCCGGCTCAGCCGGCCCCGCCGACCAACCGCCGGAACCCATCCGTCACGCGCTTGACGAATTCCGGCTCCCGCGTGCGCCAGTAGCGCGGGTCGCGCATCATCGCCCGCAGCTCGCCCTCATCCGTCGCCGTGCTGGCCTCGGCGCGCGGCGCGAGGCCGGGCTCCTTGCCTTCCATCATCCGGTGCAGGGCGATCACGCCCTCCGCGGTGGTGGACAGCGCCTCGAGCACCGGTGCCGGCAGATGCGACCGCCCCCAGGCGGTGATCTGCTGCGCCACGCGGCGGAAGCGTTCCTCGCCGCCGAAATGCTCGCGCAGCTTCTCGACCTGGCGCTCGCTCTCGAACTGCCCGGCCGCCTCGGCGATCAGCGGCAACAGGCGCTCGGCCGCCAGGTCATAGACAAGCTGCGCCTGCTTCTGGCTGAAGCCAGCCTCGTGCAGACGCTGGTTGATCCCCTCATCGGCGCAGCACAATTCGTGCTTCGGCTCGATCGCATAGCCATCCGGCCCATCCGGCACACCGATGGCGCGACGGAACCGAATCCGCTCCTCCTCCGGCGCATCCGCCGCCGGCGGGCCGGCGCGCTGCGACAGCCGGCGCTCCAGCTCGCGATACGACTTCACCAGCGCATCCACGCGGATCTGGCCCGTCTCGGCATCCCAGAACTTCTCGGGCACATCCTCGGGCCGCGCGCCCGTCTGCGGCGCGGCACGGTCGGCCAACGCGGTCTCCAGCAGGTCCTCGGGCATCAGGGGCTCACTCCTTGGTGGTTTGGTCGGGGGGAAGCAGAACCTCGGCGGGCGCGGACAGCGTCCGGCCGAGCCATCGGGCGGCCGCCGGCAGGTCGATCTGCGCCAGGGCCTCGGGCCCCATGGCGCGCACCGCCTGCAGGAACAGCAGCGTGTTCGCGGCATCCGCGCGGCCCTGCACCTGGGCGAGCGGACTGCGATAGCGCAGCACCGCCTCGCGCCCATCGAGCAGCAGCGGCGGGATCTCCCCGCGCCGCCGCAGGATGGACAGGCAGCGCGAGACCAGCGGCGTCAGCAACTCCGACTGCAACCGGCCATAGGTCGCGCCGAGCAGCCGCGCGGTCTCGGCCGCGCGTTCCAGCACCTCGGTCGCCGTCATGTTGTCGCGCCGCTGCGGGCCGAGCCGGTCGGCCAGCAGCGCACCGCGGATGCGCGTGCGCAGATCGGTCAGCACCAGCTGCGACACATCGAAATTGCCCGGCGCGGCCAAGGGCGTCAGCCCCGCCGACCCCGGCGCCTTCGGGATGATCGCACCAGGCTCCAGCCGCACCGTGGCCGGGTTCAGCACGCCGTCGTCATCGGCCTGCCAGATGCCGGTCGCGGCGATCGAGGCGTTCTTCAACACCAGCTCGACCACCTTGTTGGCGGTGCGGATGTCGGGCAACGCCTTGGCCACCGGCCCGCGGCCATAGGTCTCGCCCGGCGCCTTCAGCCAGCGGAAAGCAATGAACGGGCTTTCCGAGAACCGTCCTTCCGCCAGCACCACCGGCCCGGCATCGGTCGCCGCGATCGCCATGAAGCGGGTGCCGCTGCGGTCCGGCCAAACCGCCTCGACCACGCGATGGCGCGGCGCGGCGCTGTCCTCATCATCGGCCAGTGGCGGCATCGGCGCGGCGGGGTAGCGCTGGCGCAGCGCCGCCTCGGACAGCCGCGCCGCCCGATACACGGTATCGAGTCGGCCCGACGGGCCTTCCTCCAGCACCGCCTCGCGCAGCGGCACGGCGGTGAAGCGCAGCGCCGAGGCCTCGCCAAGCGGCGCCTCCTCGACCAGCAGCACGCCGGTGCCGGCGATCACCAGGTCGAGAAAGGCCTGGTGCATCTCCAGCGCGAAGTTCGACCGGTCGAGATGCCCCTGCAGCGTTTCCGCGGCGTCTTCCAAGGCCACGGCGGCCTCGGCATCGCCCTCGCCCGGGCGCCCCGGCGCCAAGCCAAACCATCGCGACCATGGTGGCGTCAACTCGGCAAGCAGCGAGGCGGCGAGTTGCTCGGCCGCATCGGCCGCGGTGGCGTCGAAGATCGCGACGCGCTCGGCCGGCATCGCCGGCAGCACATGGTCGTAGCAATCCCGCCACAGGCTGTCATAGGCCCGGCGCTTGTCGAGGGCGCGCAGATGCCGCGCGAGGATGTCCTCCGGCGTCATGGCGTCATTCCCCCAGCAGCGATTTGCGTGTCGCGGTGAAGTCGGACCGCGCGCCGAGCAGGCCGCGGGCAGACGTGGCGATGGTGCCGGACAGGCCCCGCGTGTTGCGGTCGCGGGCCTCGGCACGGGCGGTGGCGGCGGTCTCCTCGGCGGCCTGCGCCGGGTCGGTGGTGGTGGTCGTGGCCGGCGCTGATGCAGGCGCGACGACGACAGGCTTCGGGGCTCTGAACAGGCCACCCATGCGCGCGCGGCTCCTCTTGCGATGCGGGAAGGGTTCCCCCTCCAGCGCCCTGAAAAAGCTGCGGGCCCGCCCCCCGATGAGGAGGAGCGGGCCCGCGGAAGTCTTCGGGGGGAACGGGAGGAAGGCCATCGGGCGCAACTCGCCCCTTGGCGATCGGAGAATTATCCTAGTTAACCGGCATCGTCAAGACTTTTTTCTCACTCCGGGCAACATTCTTCACCAACCGGCGGAACAGCCCCCAGGGCGTCAACGCACGCGGCGCGCCCGCGCCCAGCACCGCGCGGCACAACCCGACACAGGTGAAGGGCAGCAGTCCCGGCAGCCAGCCCGCTTGCGCCGGGCCTGGCGCGAAGGGCCCCACCACGGCAAGCCCCGCGCGCGTGTAGAAGCCCGGCAGGTCGAAGCTCGCCGGCACCGCCAGGCGCGCGACGATCAACCGGCCGGACAGCGGTTCGACCACCGTCCAGCCGGCTTCATCACGCAACGCCGCGAAGCAATGACGAAAGCCACGCCGCAGCGGGCGCAGCCAGAACTGGTCGGCCTGGCCGCCAAAGGCGATCCAGACCTGCTGCGGCGCATCGCGCGCGACGCGCAGATGCGGCGTCATGCGCGCGCCCCCTCGGCCCGCGGCCCTGCGTCGTGCCCTGGACATTCGGCGCGCAGGACCGGCCGGCCACGTCGGCGCCAGGCGCACAGCCGCCGCCGGGCGGGGGCCCCGGCGGCGGCCAGCGCGTGGCTCACGCCACGATACCCTTCACCCGCAGCGGCCATTCGAGGCGGTTCATCGCCTCGCGCCATTGTTCCGCATCGCCGCGCTCGGACAGGTGGCGCGGGTCGGGGGCGGTGCCGCGCTCACCCCACAGCCGCATCACCCGTGCATGGATCAGGTCGATGCGACGATGGCGATAGAGCCGGTCGAGGCATTTGATCACGTCATCCGGCTCGCAGGGGCGCACCTTGGCGCCCTTGCCGGCGGAAATGCGGGCACCGTCGCGGCGCGCGATCAGCGCCGACATGGTCCAGAACCAGGCCTCCTCGGCGGAGCGGAACGGCTCGGCGACCGAGATGCTGGCGAAGCGGGGAGCGTGGGCACTGCGGGGGGCAGCTCGCATGGGGGGTGGTCTCGCCTGTAAGGGGAACAATACAAGAACATTAACCGCCTCGGTTGTGCCCGGCAAGCCAAAAAGAGGAACATCGACCTATTGATTTCCGAAACAAAACCTAGGATAGGTTGCCCAGGGCCCGGCACATCATCTGGATTCGCGCCCTCGGGATCACCCCCGCCAGCGGAATGACACCAACCATGCGGCATGATGACATCTGGCGCGCCCTCGATGCCCTCGCGGCGGAACATGGGCTGTCCGCCTCGGGCCTGGCGCGCAAGGCGGGCCTCGACCCCACCGCCTTCAACCCCTCCAAGCGGATCGGTGCCGATGGCCGCGCCCGCTGGCCCTCCACCGAGAGCGTCGCCAAGGTGCTCAACGCCACCGGGCGGGGGATCGAGGATTTCGCCTCCCTCGTCTCCGGCCTGCCAGCCCTGCCGCGCGGCGGCGGGCGTAGCGGCGTCGGCCGCCGCGTGCCGCTGATCGGCCTCGCCCAGGCCGGTGGCGAGGGGTATTTCGACGATGGCGGCTACCCGGTCGGCGGCTCCTGGGACGAGATCTCCCTGCCCGAGATCGGCGACCCGAACGCCTATGCGCTCGAGATCTCAGGCGAATCCATGGAGCCGGTGTTCCGCGACGGCGATGTCGTCGTCGTCTCCCCCGCCGCCCCGGTCCGCCGCGGCGACCGCGTCGTGGTCCGCACCCAGAAGGGCGAGGTGATGGCCAAGGAACTGCGCCGCCAATCGGCCAAGCGGATCGAACTCGCCAGCCTCAACCCGGAACACCCGAGCTACAGCTTCGAACTGCCCGAGATCACCTGGATGCACCGGATCATCTGGGCCAGTCAGTAA